CTGATACATTAAAAGCGGAGATACTCCGTAAACAATACAGCGAGGCAGTAGTACCGCAACTTGATGGTAAGTCTGCTTTAGAATCATTTGAAGCATGGGTATCTGCTGGAGCAAAGAACGCTGAAGTTAAAGGTACAGATGCAGATGGTGTAGAAATCACTATCAAGGCTGAAGAGACTATTGCTAAGAAAGCATGGGTGGATATTGAACCACCAGTTGACCAAGCCGCATTAATAGCAGATTTGATGAAGAAAGTGAAAGCATTAGAAGATGCTTAATTAACTAACAAACAAGGAGTCAATAATGGCTAAAAACAAAAAAGAAAAGCCAGTCTTGAATCTCGATGATAAAGAATATGTAATCGAAGATATGACTGATGCACAAAGGGAACTAGCAGGAGAAGTCGCTATGTACCAAAATCACGTTAATGACGTACAGAACAAACTGGCTACAAATGCTTTTATGAGACAGCAATTAGTAGAGTGCGAAAAGGTGTTTGTAGAAAAACATCAGAAAGGAGTAATGGAACTCAAGAAGGCTTTAGAGCCTGAAGTAGAAACATTAGAGGGTGAAATAGTAGAATGATTGTAAGAAGGTGTAGTCAGGGTCATCGAATAAGAATCCATAGAAATACAACTCCGAGTGCAACTCGCGTAAAAACTTATGAAGATGGAACAATAGAGACTCTGACTTACCCTTCATCTTATAAATATTTTGTAGATGTAGATGGTAAAGTGGCTAAAATATCAAATAGTTTTAAAGTTGTTGAAGAATATTATAATGATGAATGTAAGAAAAAACATGATGAAACTCATGGTAGACTAATTATTGGTAAACATGATTTAATTAATGGGATTGCTACATTACAATCAGAATTTCCTACAGATAGTAATACAAAATCAGAGATAAAAGATTTTTATGATAAACGAGGAATATCTTATGAAGCTAGTGAAACTAAAACAAATCTTCTGTCTAGAATAAAAACTATTTCTGGACCGATACCAGCAAAGCATTTAATAAAATGACATTACAAGAAATATATAACGCTCAAGGGAATCAACAAAAAGAATTAGTTGTTAGTGTTCCAGAGTTAACTCATTTAGTAAAGCATTTAGATTTACTTTATTCCCAATTAATGAAGGGTAATAAACAAGAATCTGAACAAGGTGAATCATTAGTTAATATACTTGGTAAACCTTATGTACAAACAAAAGCTTGGTATAACCCAGGCGTAGTAAAACAATCAACAAGCATAGCATAGGAATAAATATGAAAGGTCTATTAGTTTTGTCAACATCTCTTGTTTTAATAGCATTAACTGGAACAAGCCCAGCAGAAGGTAAAGTTACTTTACAAACTTATGAGCAACTTGCTGATGCTGAAGATGTTAAAAAGAAAAAGAAAAAAGGTAAGAAAATCATTAAGAAAGGCTCTAAGAAAAAGAAAGGTTTTTTCTCAAAGGTCTTTGGTTCTAAATAAAGGAACTTAAGTGGGTGAAAATAACGGAGCGAGAAGTTACAAAGGAGAAGTCATTGGAGATTCCATGGCTATCACTATTAACTTCAAATGGCTTCTTCAAATCTGTGCATTGGTTGGAGCATTGGTCTATGGTTATTGGCAAATTGAAACAAGGATTCGAGACCTTGAAAATAAAATTGTTGTTGCTGATGAGACAATTGGGAACTTACTTGATAAACACATCGTGGAAGAAAGGATTGAACGAGAAGAGCTTTCAGAGAAAGTAAAATTTTATGAAAAGGAGTTTAATTTAAATCCATTGAGTTGGGGTAAAAGGAAAAAGAAATAAACACAATATTTTACACGATAGGTTACTCATTGAAAGAACTTGAACAATTAACAATTTTATTTTGGGAAAATAGAAAACAGAATCCAACCATAGAAATGGCTGAGGCTTAAATGGACTTCATGGCAATATATGGTGAAGCTGGTATGATTGGCGTAGTTGGTGCAATGTTTGTATATTTAGTTATATCTCTTAGTAATAAATCAGCTCAACAACAAGAAACATTAGAAAGTTTAAAGATTGAAAATAAAGGTCAAAGTGAAACTCTTGAGAATATGGAAGGCATGATTATTAAATTAATAAGCAGATGGAATCAATCAGATGATAAACTTGATAGAAAGTTTGATGCAATGACTAAAGAAATAAACGATTTAGATAATCAAGTTTCAGAAATTAAAGGTTCTTTAAGCAGAATAAATGGACATAAATAATGGATTATAAACCAATAGATAATTATAGAAGTGATGTTAAAGAACGTCTTGCTAGAATTGAAACTATTTTAAATAGGGAATTACCAGATATAAAAGAACAATTAAAAATGTCAAATGGTAGAACAAGGTCATTGGAAAACTGGCGTAATTATACGCTTGGAGCAATGGCTATTTTAACAACAATTATAACATGGAGTATGCAATGGAATGGCTAAGTGCAAATTGGGAAACAGTTCTTGTGATTTTCTTTTGTTTAGAAAAAATCGTAAAACTATCTCCTTCTGATAAAGACGACATATTAGTAGATGTTGTGTTTCAAGGTTTAACTAAAATGGTAAAAAAGGAATCAAAATAATGAGTATGCTTTCAAGTTATATTAAAAGGCAAATTAAAAAAATGGGTGTTAAGGCATTTATGATAAAAGTTTTAGACACTATTGTAAAAATAACACCATCTAAAGAAGATGATAAAATTGTTGCTGAAATGAAAAAGGTACTAAAGAAGTTTTAAATGAGCTTAGTTAGGAATATAAATAAGCGTAAAAAAGCTGGTACAAGTAGAAGTAAAAAGAAATCAACAGTCTCTAAAAAGAATTACGATGCAATGAAAAGAGGTTGGAAAAAAAAGAAAAAAAGGAGTAAGTAATGCCATACGGAAAAGGAACATATGGAAGTAAAGTAGGTAGACCTAAGAAGAAAAAGTCACCAATGAAAAAAAGAAAGATGAAAAAGAAGTAATAGATGGCTGATGCTGGAACAACAAGCTCATCTGTTGAGCTATTTTTAGACGAAGTACGTTCTAAAATGTCTGGTGTATTTGATTATACGCCAAAAGATGCTAACGATAAATGGGTATTTGCTGAAGTAGCTACTTCAAATAGTGCTACTGATTTACTAGATACTGGTGATTCTTATCTAGGTTCTTCTACCCAAGTTGCAACTGGAGATAAAGTATTGTGGATAGCAATTAAAAGCCTTACCTCTACAGCTACAGAAGGAGTAGGTATTTGCTTTGATGCTGGAAATGCTGCTTATAACGATATAGATACATTAATTATTGGAGCTGGAGAATTATTTATAGCAAAAGTTCCAAATTGTACAGTAGCAGACCTTCATGTAAGGAGTTGTAGATTAGATTCTGATAATATTCCAGATAATCAAGGCTCTTCAACTCCTAGCGTTCATGTAGCAGCTATCTTAGATGATGTTTAATAGATATGCCAAAACAAATATTTACAATTAGAGATTTTTCTGGTGGAGTTAATTCAGCTAGAGACCCTAGAGATATTGATGTAAAAGAATTTGCTTATTTAAAAAACTTCTATGTAGACCAAATAGGAGCTTTAAGACCTTCTGGAAGTTTAGTAGCTCATAATGGATTAGTTGCTAATAAAAGCATATCTTCTATGAGTAGCTCTATTATAAAAGGTTCTGGAGGAAGAAACTTATTTTACTTTGAAAGCGATATTGATTCTTCTAGTAGAACTGGTATATCTGGAGGTACTGTTAAATTTTATAATCCATCTTCTAATAATAAATCTACTCCAACTGCTCCTGCTCCTCCTTCTGGTTTGTAATGACATTTATTGGAAAGCCACTTGGACAATATGCTAAGATAGAAAATAGTGAAACTGCATTTTCTAATTTTATTGTTGGTGATACTGTTCAAGTTCAAAATACTACTTCAAACGATGGTATATATACAGTAAATGCAATAACAACTGATGGAACTCATTCTTATATGGGTTTGTCTGGAATTTCTATTACACAAGAAACAGATGAAACAGATGTAGACATTACTCCAACTGGTGCTAGTGGAGATAAATTAATAGCATTAGGAGATGAAGAAACTGGAGCTGTAAGTATTTGGTCATATAATGCATCTACTAATGCTAGTAGTGGTACTATATTAGCATCTGGTACTCCTGGG